CCACTAATAGAATAAGTGAACCATTAGCTCGCTCTCTAATTGATTTAATGGTATTGAGTGTTTGTTGATACCGAACTTCAGGACTTAAAATGCCAATTCTAGGATTAAGTGTGGATGTAATAATAAAAATGTGCATAATAACCTTATCTAATAATTTGAATGTCTTTATTGTTGTTCCAAACTTCCAATTCGGTACGTAATCGACCTTCATTTTTCAATGTATCATATCGATTTGATGCTTTGTTTTTCCACCAAGCAACAATATTTTCTAAATTGTGTTTCTCATAATTTTCACCTGGCACCAACACATCATCTTTTCCATTTATGTATTCGACCATATTTTTGTATCCAAAATCAGAAGTAAAATATCGTTTTTGTTCTGTTAGTGATTTGGCCTTTTCAATCGTTGTGGCGAATTCCACACCATCTGGTGAACCTTTTAAAGCGGCCTTTGTCAAAGCCATAATCTTGGTGAATGTTCTTAATTTACGACTAGTTGAGGACTCTTCACCTTCCAACAAATCACCATATCGACTTTCGAGATATTCTTTTAAAGCCCAATATCTATCACCGTGCATCATTGGAACGAAATCTGAGTCGGTTAGACCTTTAAATCTAATTAGCGGTTTCATGCCATCATATTGTGATACCGTTTTAGTTGAACCATAAAGACTAGTGGTTTCAAATAAACATAATTTCATTCCATACTTTTTATTACAGATTTCACGAACTTCGTGTGAGGTACAAATAGCAGCCAATAGTTTGCCACCAAGATAATTGAAACCAAATGGTTGTGATGGAACGATAACAAACCCCATGATAGTGGATTCATTAAATCGTTTTGCTGATATTTCATTTTGAATCCACACTTGGCCAAACATATCATTACGAGGCTTCATGTAAATCACTGGAGAACCCAAACGAATAAACCCTAAAATTTTACCGGTTTTCTTTTCTCGTGCAGCCAATTGTATATTTCTACCAACTGGTGCTTTGTTGATGTGTGATGATGTAATCTTCATTAGTGTTTCCCATTGCTCGCCTGGTATTTCACACACTTCGATATCCATATCATTTGGGTGCATAGAAAAATCTGAAAACAAATCATCTTCTAATGGAAATAATGTTTGAGGTAAATCTTCAAGTGATTTTAGCTTTTCATCACGCATGTATTGTTCAATGTTTTCAAAGTCACTAAAGTATTCTTTAAAAGCCTGAGCAACATATAGTGCGTCTTCTTTACTTATTTGCATTTTTTATACTCATTAAAAAGTTCATCTTCAAGTTTGTAAGCTTCAACTTCCCATTCTTCTTGAGGAGATAGCTTGCCTTTCCAATACAATTTTGTATTCTTACATTTTAATTCTTTTCTTAGGAATTGTTTTGCGTGGACAATTTCATGCGCTAACGTTGAAAGTCTGCCGTCCATATCTAAACCACGATTGATTGAAATTATAAATTCTGGAAACTCGTAATCATCATTAAATTCACAAAGGCCATATTCATCAATCTTACTATATTCGATGAATATCTCCAATAGCCGTTTTCTATTTTTTGAAATTTTTAATTTTTTCAAATAAAATTCACAGGCTTCGATTGTTTCACATTTAATTTTATTGGAAGTTGTTCCAGTAACTTCAATGTTAATCATTATATCTTGAATCCTTCAAACTTTTTCTTTGCACCAACTTCACGGTCACCAAATGAGTTTACAGGTTTATCTTGACCAGAATCACTTAAACTTTGAGCCGATTGTTCAACATCATACAATTTCATTTTAGCACGGTCAACACCCAATACAAATCTCTTGAAATTGGTTGGGTCTGAATATCGGTTCTTCAATTGTTTGACCATAATTTGGCCAAGTTCTTCAAGTTCCTCTGAAGAAACCAAAGCAAACATTAAGTCTGCGGTGGCAGGGAGTCCAAATGATTCACTAGTGTCCTCAAGTCCTGGGTCAGAGCTTGTAAATCCACTTCTGGTCGTTTGAGTTGCAGACACAATAGGAACATTATGCTCCACAGCAAGTCCTCGAATTTCTTCAGCAATCGACTTAATATAGGTATACGTATTAACATTAGAGCCAACCTTAAGCCTAGATGAAGAACAGATATTAAGGTAATCAATAAAGATAATATCAGGCTTGAAATTGCGTTTAAGATTAAGTTCATTTAATAAACTCCTAAAGTGAGTTACCGATGCGGAAGCCGTTGGATATTCTTTAATGATTAATTTACCGGTACACATATCTTTAACTCGTGCGACCTTCTTGTCATACAGGTCTTTTGGTAGTTGCATTAAATCATCCAAGTTAACATTAAGCAAATTAGCATCAATGCGTTCAGCAATCTTTTCTTCAGCCATTTCCATAGTAATATACAGAACGTTTTTGCCCTGTACCATAGCACCAGCGGCAACATGGCACATAAAAAGACTCTTACCAACACCCGTTCCAGCCAACGCAATATTGAGGGTCTTCGCAGGTAGTCCACCCTTAGTGATTTTGTTAAAATAGTCCAAATCAAAGGGAATTCGTTCTTCTTTTCTGTGATAAAAATCATAACGAGAGTCGGAATCTTGTAGATAATCATGTCCAACGTTAGTGTCAAAGGTGACAGCAAGAGCGTCAGAAAGGATTTGAGGGATTGCACCTTTATCATGGCCGGTTTTATCTTTCCCGTCTAGGATTTGAATAGAATCCAAAACAGCATTATATATGGCTTTCTCTTGACAAAACTGCTCAGTTGTGTCCAATAGCCAATCTATTTTTGATGTTTCAGATTTATCTTTGTTTATTTCTGTTAAGTAATCAATACAATTCTTAACTTCTTGGTCTTGCAATCCATTTTTATTTTTTACAGAAATGACCAAAGACTCAAATGTAGGTAACTCATTATACTTTAGTATAAATTCATTAATCTCTCTGTAAATGAGTCTTTCAGTCCTATCTGAAAAATAATCAGGCTTTATGAACGGCAGAACTTTTCTGGAATAATCATTATTAAATATCAGATTCTTCAGAATCGTCAGTTCGGTTCTCATCAATATAACTCTCTTCAATATCAAGTTGACTGCTAATAATTGTGGTCAATAAATCACCAAGGTAGTTTCTAAACTCTAGACTTTTTTCTACCTTTTTAATAGGTGATTGTAACACATCAAAGTTGAATTGTAAATAGGCATTTCCATCTCGTTCATCAATTCCTACTTTTCCATATTTAAAAGTAGTGCCAGCGTACTCACCTGTCAACAATTTAATATGTACTGAATTTATATCTTTGTCATCCACAACATATTCATAATCAGTACCCATTACAAAATTATGCATCGCTTTCTCCAAATGTTTCATCAATTTCTTCATCTCGAATGATATCACCAAGACCAACACTATACTTGTTCTTAATGAAGTCTTGGAAAGTTACATCATCTAGCAATTTTGTCCAAAATTCTTTGCTATCAGTTTCTTTAATTCGCCATTTCTTTTCTTCAATTTCTCCCGAAGTTGTATCGACTCTCTGGTACCACCCGTTAGATGGCTTAATAACATGGCCAGATTCCAAAGCAATATCCAACAAACCAGACCACTTACTAATACCAGACTTCTGCAACACTGTAACTGGAATTTTAGACTTCTCTTTAACATACCTTGACTTTTCAACGTTGATGATGAAATTATATCCAACAACGTCAGTCCCTTCTTTCTCTTGTTGACGACCTAGAATAAAGATATTGTCGGCAGAATAATATGAACCTGTACCACCACCAACTACATCTTTAGAATACATTTCCATTGTTTTATATGTATGATTGACCACAACCATTGGAATGTCTTTCATTGTCAAGTGTGGAGTTACCATACGGAACAATGATTTAATTTGTTTAGCTCTTGACATATCTGCTACAGACTTACCCTCTAGAGCATCATCAACTTCTTTCTTTGATGCCAGGTTGCCAATAGAATCAACAACAATAATCAATTTATCATTACGGTCTAGATTTGTAATTTGTTGCATAATATCAAACTTCAATTGTTCGATATCTGTAATTGGAGTATGTAATACACGTTCAGTATTAATACCAAAAGAATCAAAATAAGCCTGAGGCGTACCAAACTCTGAGTCGTAAAATAGTAATGCTGATTCTGGATACTTGTCAAGATAGGACTTAGCCATCAGTAAACTAAAAGCAGTCTTGAAATGCTTTGACGGACCTGCCCACATTGTAAGTCCTGGTGTTAATCCGCCATCAAGGCGACCAGATAAAGCAACGTTAATAATTGGCACAGATGTAGTAATCATATCTTTATCTGTGAAAAATTTAGAGTCTTTTAATACTGCTGACTCTTTGATACTACTGTTTTTCTTAATTTTGTCTAATATACTCATAATTTTATTCCTCTAATTTAATTTTATCCAAAGAAATCTTCAAGTGAACTTTGTTTTTCTGTAGTCCAATTCATACAATCCAAAATAATCTTAATTGGTTCCAAATAAACTTTTGAAAATTGTAAATCATAATCAACAAACTTTTCAATATCAAATTCTTTCGGAATCCTAGAGGTAAATGATATTACAGATTGATTGAATGTGTTTGGCGTTTTAAGATAAATGTATTTAATCTTTTCGCCTTGTTGTATCAACGGATAAGTTTTATCCAGTTTGAATTGTTTCAAAAAGTGATTGTAAATTAATGCACCCTTTGAATGAATTGGAGTGCTTTTTCTATATATCGTTGCTGAATCCTTGTATTCATTCAGACCATTTAAACCACGAGGAGATATCTTCAACCGGCAATGTTTTGAATTCTTCTTTAAAATCAGCAATGAATTTGTGCATATCGAGTTCTGTGCCTGTCAACATTACTTTGATAGACTCTTTCATCTTTCCACGAACAACGGAAGGAGTTGACGATTTAATCATCTCAAGACCCATGACTTTCATCTTAGGTTCTTTATATTGCACACCTTCATTATTATATACATTTAAGATATATCGTTTCTTAGCAGTCCAAATACCTTTGTCAGCCAATGCTTCACGTTTCATTTGCATCTTTTGAGAATATGCACACACATAATTAGCAAGTTCTTCATAAGACTTATCAATATATGGTTGTAACTTATCTTCACAAACTTTATCCATGAAAGATATGACTTTTTCTGGAGTTGATGAAGACGGTTCTTTTCTCCTGAATACTTGGTCAACAAGAGGACCAAGTTTAAGATAAATCGAGTCAGTATCAGACGCAATAACATAGTCAGCTTCCGTTTTAAGTAGTTTGTTCATAAACTCATTAAGTTTAGCTTCAATCCATCGAATAGATAATTGACCAGCTGAAGTAACACCTAAAGCCATTCGTAAATCATAAAAACGGAAATACTGAGAACCTAGAGCGCCGTAAGCGGAGTTCAATGAAACTTTCTTAGCTAATTGCAGGTTTTCAAACTTAGCAACACGTTTTTCGATTTCATATTTCTTGCTATCATCAAGTTCATTTTCATATTCTTGCTTGGCTTTCAAAGCCATTTTCTTAAACTTCTTACGGTCTTCATACATCTCTTCCATCATTGCAGGCAAGAAACCTTGAATGTCTGTTCTAAAGAATTGACCGTTAGGAGTTAAGGTCGCATTTTGAGACCTTAATGGTTCCGTGTCAATTTCTTTATTTAACATCTTATCAACAGACACACCTTTTGCAATAATATCTCGCATTTCGTCAGTATAGTCTTTTACATCAACAAGTGTTTCTGGCGAAATATTGTATTGCATCATCAAATGAGGATACAAACTATTCAAGTCGAAACTAGCAACCCAATCATGTTTACCTGCTTGAACTTCTTTGACATATGCACCTTCAAACATTCCATCTTTTTCTTTAGTTTCACGAGGTGGAATGATGATATTTTTATTAAGCAAATAACTATAAGTTAGTGCATCCCACATGCGTGTCTGAGCGAACACATCTTCATAATTACACTTTGTATCATAAGCTAGAGTCATGGCTAATTCCAATAACTTTAGTTTATCTTCCAATCGCATAATCAATTCAACGTCTTTGATGTTGTATTCAATAAACTTTTGATAGTTTAATCGATATAACTGGTGCAAGTTATCAAACTCATCATACGATAATTTGTTTTCGCCAACTTCAACGGAAGCAATATAATCCAATTTATAGGATTCTTGTGATTTGCCGCCAGGTGCGTACCATTTATATAGTTCAATGTAATCGAGAGAAGATACTCCTTCAAGTGTATAAGCAATCATTTCACGTTGATTGATATTGGTTTTGCGCTCTGAAATATAATTCCAAGGTGATAGTTTTTTAGTTTCATCTTCACCTAAGATTTTACGGAAACGATTAACGATGTATGGGATATCAAAGAATTTAGTATTCCATCCGGTAACAATATCTGGACATTCTTTTGACCATAACTCCAGAAATCGTTTACATAAAGTATATTCATCTTTGCACTTAACATAGATTTCATCACCTTTGGTTTCATAGTCACCACAACCAAAGACATACATATCACCATCAATATATCTCATGCCAATAGCTGTGATTGGTTCTTGAGCAATGTATGGGTCTGGAAACCCATTCTCAGAACCAACCTCAATATCGATAATTGCTACCAAAACATGTTCTTGTTCCCAATCAACCATACCTGTATGTTGGTCGGCAATAAAGGCATATTCATATCGTGTTTGGCCATAGATTTTAAAGCCATCAACGTCATCATATTTTTTAGTAAATTCACGACAATCTCTTAAACCGCCAGGCTTAATTGTATCCAAATATTCACCATTTAAATTGGTATAATTTGAAATTTTCTTAGACGGGACAAAGAGTGTCGGTTGGTATTCGATTTTTTGTTTAAATCGTTTACCGTCTTTTACACCCCGATATAGGATGTAATTGCCGCTAGTTTGGACATTTGTATAGAACATTCTTATCCTGTGATAATTTGTTTTGGAGGTGTGATGATGCCTGTACCAAAGATTTGGTTATAGTTTGTGATAAAGTCTTCAGCTGGAACATAATCATATACAACATGTTTCTTTTTGATTACTACAGTTGCACCTGATTTTTGTTCAGCGTGCATTGGAAATGGAGTAAACCCCACATTTGGTTGGCCTTCTTTGCCACGTACAATAGAGATTCCAACAGGATTTAGTAATACAAAATCCGTTTCAGACTGTGATTCCACTTCACCTAAAAGGTCTTCACCTGTAATTAACTTTAATCCAATAACTTCCATTTTAAATCTCCTTTTTAATCAAGTAATAGATTATATATCATTATTGAGCGTCTGTCAAGTATAAATATACTAGTATTGTAAATGGATATTAACATGGACTTTTTTAAATTAGTGGCTGAGTTGGGTTTCCCCATTGCTGCAGCCTGTGCTGGTGGATATTTTGTATTCTTGACATTAAAATTCATTTTAGCTGGTGTAATGAGTTCAGTTAAAGGATTAAGTGCCATTATAACTGCTTTAGATAATCGTGTCAAGACCATGAACCATGATGTTATTCGAATTGACACATTGATGTCAAATGCAATGGGCGTTAAACCTGATGTTGACCGAATTGCTCGTGCTGACGGCCAAAATGACGCAAGGAAAGATTAATGGATATAGTAGAGTTGGTTAATAAGTATGGTTTTCCTATTGTCGCTGCTGGCGGCATGGGCTATTTAATATTTTATGTTTGGAAATGGGCAACACAGGAAATTAAACCTGTATTGTCTGAAGCTAATGCTGTTTTAATTGCTTTGATTGACCGTGTCAGGATGTTAGATAATGATTTGATTAGATTGAATCAGAAAATTAACATTGTATTGATGTTGAGGGATATCAAAAATGAAAAAAACAATAATAACAATACTACTGATAACAAGTAGTTCATCTTTTTCTACTGAGTTAACTTTCCAATTTAAATCTCCGGCATTTAGTGGAATAGGGTATTCTTCTCACGTCCAAACTCTTGAGAATACCGAATCTTCTCGTAAGCAAACATTAGAATCGCAAAGATTACAGGCAGCAAAAGATGCGGCCGCAGCTTCTAATAATACCAATCTACAAAAGTTTTTGAATAATTTTGAGAGTAGAGTGTATGCTCAATTATCAACACAATTAGTCAATAACTTATTTGGTGAAAATCCTCAAAATAGTGGCACAGTTCAAATTGAGGGTAACACCATTAAATATACTAAATCCACAGACCAAGTATCATTGACTGTTACTGATGCCAATGGAAATATAACTCAGGTAGAAATACCTATTGGCACCTTAAAGTTTTAACATGAAATTATTTATACTAATATTGGCGATTATGTTAACCGGTTGTGTAGCACCACCAGCTAAAATACAACAAAATAAACCGCAACCAATTGTCGAACCAGTTAAAAAGCAATTACCAGAACCCTCTAATGGAAAGATAGTAGTTGGTGTTTATTCATTTACAGATAAAACTGGACAAAGAAAAGAAAACGGAACTATTGCAAAGTTGTCATCAGCGGTAACACAAGGCGGTGAAACGTTATTGATTAAAGCATTACAAGATGTTGGTGGTGGAAATTGGTTTAGAGTTGTTGAGCGAGTTGGTCTTGATAACTTATTGAAAGAACGCCAACTGATTAGGTCAGCTCGAGAAGAGGCAAGAGACCACACTTCATTAAGAACAATCCTTTATGCTGGAATGCTTATTGAAGGTGCTATTGTTTCATATGATACTAATATAAAAACAGGTGGCATGGGTATGAGATATTTGGGCATTGGACCAAGCACACAATACCAAGAAGATTTAGTGACAGTAAGTATTAGAGTGGTGAGTGTTAATACAGGTGAAGTATTATTGACAGTGAATTCGGAAAAGAAAATATTAAGTGTAGCACAATCATTTGCGGTGTTTAAATTTTATGATTCAGGCACTAAAAGTTTTGAAAATGAAATTGGTGTAACTAGTAATGAACCGGGCGTTTACGCTTTGAAAGCAGCCATTCAATCTGCTGTAGAAGAAATGATTTTAGTGGGTGAGAGAAAAGGCGTCTGGCAATTTAAACAAAAAGGAGAGTAATAAAATGGAACGTAAGCTAATCACTTTTGTGATGGCTTTGTTATTAGTAGGTAGTGCTGTGGCAGATTCAGGAGGCAATTCAGTATATATTGACCAAACAAATGCAGACCAGTCAACGGTAAGTATTACGCAAACTGGGTCTAACAATAATTTTGGTGATTCAAATATGACCACAGGAACACCATTTGCAATTGAAGGAAACTCAATGATTTTAACCGTTTTACAAAACGGTATGAATAACTCAATTACTGGTAACTTCATTGGTGGCAATTCAACAGCAGATTTAACACAAGATGGTAACACAAATACGACCAATTTAAATATGGGTAACTTTGGTACATCATCAGGTGCATATAAAATGTTCGTATCGGGCGATAATAATAATACTTATTTTAATATTGGTATAACTCGTGATGCTTCAAATTACAAATATGCAGCCTTACTTACAGGTAGTAATAATAATTTAACAAATAATATCAATAGTAAAAATACCGATAATATGTTCGTTGTAACTGGTAGCACAAACACTATTACAACTACACAAATTGGTTCAAATGGTTTAGTACAAACTGGTGGCCATAATATCAATTCAAGTATTATTGGTTCTAATAACGCTTTGACTGTACTACAAGATGGTACAACTAACCCAAATAGCATATCAGTTAATGTTACGGGCAATAGCACTACTACTAATATTATTCAGCATTAATTCTTTTGCCGCTATCGGTAAGATAACGGAAGAAAAAGGATTAGGTGAGATTCAACGTCAGAAATCCAGGATAGATGCCGGCTTAAATGTCGGCATCGAATCTATGGATAACATCACGACCGGCAATGGTATTGTTGGTATCACATTTCAAGATGACACTAAAGTCCGTGTCACAGAACACTCCAAACTTACCATAGATGATTTCGTGTATGACCCTAAAGCCAAAGGTACAGGTAAACTTGCACTTAAAATAGCCATTGGTACGGTGAGATATGCCTCTGGCAATATTGCTCATGATAATAATAAGAATGTAGCAATCAATACTCCAACTGCCACGGTTGCGGTTCGTGGAACGGCGTTTACAATGACCGTTGATGAGATAGGCCAATCTCTCATTATTCTTTTACCTAACGGAGATGGTACAGTGGGTTCAATTGAAGTCATGACCTCAGCTGGTTTGGTGGTACTAAATAAACCATTCGAAGCAACATACACAGTCAATACGGAAACAAAGCCGATGAAACCGGCTATATTAAATCTATCTGAAAGTATGATAGACAATATGTTAATTGTTAAACCGCCAAAAGAAATACTAAAACAATTAATAGAAGAAACCCGAATAAAAGATGCTTTATCTTTTAGTGAATTGGATAAAAATGCTTTAAATGTAAAAGTATGGGTTGATCCATATGCAAAGTATAACGAATTGGATATCAATTCACTCAATACTAATTATTTGTCCAATGCGTTTGATGATGCTCTATTAACAGGATTCTCTGTTGGTTATAATTCAAGTAATAAATTATACACATTTGATAAAAACACCTATTGGCAAATAACAAGAAGTGTTTTACATAATGCAACAATCCTTATCAATAAAGATAGAGGATACAATATCACTATTATTCAGGACGGTCAGACATCTCAGGTACAGAATCAAGATGAGACCACTAATAATATTTTTATAAGGCAGACCAAATGAAAAAAATACTATTATCACCATGGCTAGCATTAGCTACTCTATCTTTGTTGTTATGTATTCGAATTGTTGACCCGAGCTTTGTGGAGTCAATAAGACTTAGGTATTTTGATACATTAATTACACAAAAATCACCAACACAAAACAATATCTATACAGTAAACATAGATGAAAAGTCATTAGACAAATATGGTCAATGGCCTTTCCCTCGGCAAATATATTCCAACTTAATTGAAGATTTATATAAAAGAAATGCTGGTTTGGTGGTATTCAACGTACTGATGCCGGAAAAAGACAGACTTGGAGGTGACTTAGCGTTAACAAACACACTCAAAAATCATTCGGTTATTATTGCTAACACACCATCTAATAAAAACAAAAATACAGCAAAGAATCCTGGCACTGCAATTATCAATTCAGACTACATGAATCAAATCATCCAGTATCCTGGTATAATTGCGAATATTCCCGAATTGGAAAATGTTGCTGCTGGTGTAGGCATTACAAATATATTACCTGAGATTGATGGTGTTAACCGTAGATTACCTTTGTTGGTTTCCTCTAATGATAAAATATATCCAAATTTAGCTTTAGAAACTTTAAGAGTCGCATCCGGAGATTCTACTATTCAAGTTAAGTTATTTGAAGGTGGTGTTGAAAAGATGAGATTGCCTGCTTTTGGCCCAATAACTACCG